ATGACTAACAGCTTTAGGATTTCCTTTAGTTGCTATTAAACAATATTCGGGATTGCTTCTAGTCCAAGATCCCATACCCCAAAAATTAGTATTAGTAGATTTTTTATTTTTCTTTATCCAAGTGAAAGCAATTGTTTTATAATCAAAACCCCACGATTTAATTGTATATAATGCTTCGGGTAATAATGGTGCCGTAGCCCATAAAAATAATACACAATCTTTATCGGTTTCGGGTAATTTAAAATCATATATATCAATCATTCTCATAGCATTATATGGTTGCCCGTCTTTATTTCTACTTGGTATTTTATTACTTGTTGCTGTATAATTCCATGGGGGGTCAGCATAAATGATTTTATAACTCATATATTAAAACTTAACATTATATTTTTTTGTAATATCCGAATCTATTTTTCTAGCATTACCACCAAGTATATAACTATAAACACGGGCATAAGACCAGCTCTGTGGTGTTTGATTAGGTCTCGAACCAGCACTATAATAAGCACCTTCACCTTTCTTAAAAACTTCATCAATTGCTTTAAATGGTATGCCGGTTACTTTTGCTATATTTCTTTTAGTTCTACCACCTTTCATTTTGTCTAATTCTTTACCATACTTTTTATTAAACTTAATAGTCCAGCTTGATTGTCTCGGTTTGGCTGATGTCTTGGGTCTTTCTTCTTTTTCAAAGATAGATTTAATTTGTTTCTGTCTTTCATAGCCTTTAAGATTACCTAAATAATTTTTAGGTACCATTTTACTTTTACCTTTATAAGTGATCTTAACTTTATCAACCATCTATATCATCTAAAAGATTTTTTAATGGTTTAATAAATTTTTGTTTTATATCAACACAATCATCTATCTCTTGCTTACCTCTATCCCATCGCCCACGTTTACATATCTCAAAATCAGTACTTCTATGTTCCCAGCCAAAAATTCCATCATTACAACGCCACAAATAAAAGATTCTTAAATGAGGGCATTTCTTTAAAATTTCATCACCCTTCTTTAATTTATTTTCACCAAAGAATAAACTACAATATTGATCGTGTCTTATTCTTCTTGTTTTCATTTCAATAAAATAATTATCATTATATTTATCGAATTCATAAAATTCACCCATTTCCGGATTTAACTTTGATTTCATTAATTTACCAAATACACTTTCTAGATATTCGTGAGATTGTTCTTCACTTAAAAAACCAAACTTTAAATCTTTGTTTAATTTCTTATAATCCATATTTATACTTATAATATAGAAAATAATTTTGATTAAAACGCATTATGGGTCTAAAATTGACCCTTGACCTAAAATAGACCTATAGAGAATTGATTTCATATAGACTTATAATTGACCTTGGGTCTAAAATTGACCCATCAATCAAAATTAACTACTATTGGGTTTTCTTTTGTTGCTCTTCTAATTGTTAGCTGGTACATTACTTGTTGTTTAATAAATTTATTATTGTTTAATTCTTCTTCGACATCAGCTGTAATTACTGGGTTTATATGATTTTTAGAATGAATACTAAGGTTATACATTCTACAAGCTCTGCGTACACTTGGTAGATCACCCCACATATAAATAGACATAATATCATTATATGGGTCTTCACTATTTGTATAGGTTGCCCCATCAAAAATATAATCATTATTAGCCCATTTTATTATCTTTTTTGCCTTAAACATTATTTCAGTTTTTTGTTGTGTATTTGGTCTTTGTTTTGGTGATTGTTTTTTAAGATAATCTTTTAATTCAGTTTTATTTTTTATTTTCTTATTATACTGAAAATCATTCATATATGATTCTATATTTTTGATTATGTTACCCTTACTTAATTTATCATCTATAATTACACCATGTTTTTTAAACAAATTCACAATATCTTTCTTTGAATGAGATTTATCAACTAACATTTATTATAATTTAAATGATATTTTTTTTTTATCTCATAGACTTATAAGATATGCCCCCTAAAATGAAAGTACCCGAAGGTGAAATGAAACTACCCGAATTAAAAAGATTGATTAAAAAATATGATGAAACTATGGGTATAGACCCAAAAGGTAAGACTAGAGATGAATTGATAGCTGAAATACAAAAGGCTGGGTACAAGTTAGATCATAAGAATAAAAAACTTGTAGCTACATTTAAACAAAAAACAAAGAAAATGCCTAAAAAGGTTGATATGCCCGAAGCACCACCCAAGAAAGCCAAGAAATCTAAATCTCAAAAAGATAAAGAAATGAGAGAAAAGGTAATTAAATTCATTATTGATAATCGTGATATTCTAGATGATGAAAGATTAAAAAAGTGATGGGTCTAAAATTGACCTATGACCTAAAATAGACCCATAGAGAATTCATATCATATAGACTTATATTTGTATTAAGGTCTAAAATTGACCCATTATTCTTTTGCTTCTTTAACATAAGTATCTAAAGCCACAGCCTTACTATGACCCATTACCTTATTATCTTTCTCTAATTCTTTTTTCATATCACCATATTTTGATGATAAATAAATTTTTCTTAATAAAGTTGTACTGATTGATTTATTCATATATTTCTGTGAATATTTTAATAGAACCTTACTTAATTCAGTTCGGGTAAGAGGTTTACCCGTTGATGTCTTAAATAAAACACCCATACCATTCATTTTCAGATAATATCTCAATATCTTTCTTAAATCTTTGTCTTCTATCGGCAAATCTAATTCTTGATACTTTTTACTTGTTTTATATTTATTTAATACAAAATATAAATTACCCTTTGTTGGTACAACTAAATAATTGTTTTCTTTCTTTTCATCTTCACTCAACTTTTTATATGCTGCTTGATTAATAGCCATCATACCAGCTACATCATTTCTCATCGGCATTCTTGAATAAATATTAAATAACACATAAGCTTGTAGGAGCTGTGCTTCTTTTTTTGTAATATCATCTTTACTTTTCTTTTTGATTGGCTTTAAATCATCAGCCATATCATTTATCATTTTATAAATAGCTTCGATATCGGTGAAATTTTTAGATTGTTTATCACTAATAACACCCGACTTTTGTTCGTCGCTATATTTATCATTTAGCTCATCTCTTAAATCACCATAAGTAACTAATAATTCATCATATTTTTCATCATGATTGAGAGCCATTAAAAGTACAATAATCGCATTTAACATATTTCTTTGACTTAAATAATGAAGATCTTTTATCTTATCCATAACATCATCGGGCTTTGATAAAAAATCATACCCATCGGTATCATATAATTTTTGTAGCTTTCTTAAATTTACCTCATATTGTTTAATAGTATTCTCTTTCACATTAGGTCTTGCTTTTTTAATATCATCGGTAACATTTTCTGAATCAATCTTCATATTTATATTATAAAGATAGATTATTTTTAAAATAAAAAAAACGAGAAAAAAGTAGATTATTTATTTTTGATTTGTTCTAACAATTCAGTATTTGAAGAAATTAGTTTTTCAGTCCAAGTTTTTAAATCTTCATATTTTTGCTTCTCTTCTTCATATAATTTCTTGTACTTATCGCACTCTAGATACTCTCTAATGATCGCCAAGTAATATAACATTTATATCTTAATTTAGAAAAAAATTTAAGCAAAATAACACGAAAATTGCCCTCCCTCAATTGTTGCGACCTTCAGCATCTCAAGATAGACACGGAGAGTGTAAGTATCAGCGGGCAAGCCAGTTGCCTTGTAAGTCAAGTCCATACCCTTATTATTTACACGCTGACCCTTATTAGGTCTAATAGCAGTCCAGCGGAATAGACCACCAAGTCCATCATCTCCGCTACTCTGTACGTGTCCCTCCATAGTTTCAGCAGTTAGTGCCGATACACCACTCGTTTGGTATTCATCCCTTGTAACCATAGGAACCTTACCCTCCGCAGATTGAGTAGTGTGGAAGAGAAGAGCCGGGTTTTTACGATCAACATTAAACTCAAATAAGTCATTATATAAGAGATTTACCGATAGACTCTGAGCCGCTGGAACATCCTTCGCACCAACACCATTAAGGAGAGATACCGGTGTAAAGTTGCTATTACGCTGAAGACCCATAATAACCTTAGAAACAAGACGACCATTTCCTCCAAGCTGAAAGGTTAGGTCGGTAAATGCTGCTTCATCACCCGTTCTCTTGGCGAGGCGGTAGTCAACATATTGGAAAGTCAGTTTCTGATTTTGCTGTCTATACTTCTCCATAATATCACCATCAAAGCTAATAGAATCATAAATAAGTTTGACTTCATCTTGGGTAATTTGATATTCTACATCATTATCACCAGCATCACTATTCGCAACACACATACGGCGAGATAGACCAGCAGCAGCAAGAGAAGAAGTAGTTGGCTGAAACTCAATATCAATATGAACTTCTTGGTCTATCATAAATAGAGGAAGCTGATTAAATTTAAGGAAGGGGAAAAGGTCAGAGAGATATACTGAATATACTGGTGCGTCAGAGATTGTCTGTGCCGATGTAGCATCATGAAGCTGAAAGGGTAGAAGCTGGAATGTACCAGCACCACCGGCAGCGGGAACAGTTGGGTTTCTACCAACATCTAGACCAACCTTCTTTGCTGAATTTGGTGGCTTATCGGTTGTATTTGCCGTGCGGTCATCATATATCGATTTATGAGCCATACACCTCTGCGATAAGAACTGCTCTCTCTCCTTATTGTCTTCATTAGAAATGAAAAGAGACTGATAGGCGTGGAACTGATCGTAATCATCAATCTCACAAACAGTTTGATTACCAATACGAAGAGCAGCAGACTTAACAAGATTAGAAATACCAATATTCAGAGGGTAGAAAGCAGTAGAAGTTGTATTGGGAGTTACGGCAAGTGTAACCTTAGAATTAGAGTGAAGAAAACCAGCCACACGTTGAAGGGTAAATCTCACACGATTCTGCGAGAAAGTAACTGGGTCAATTACATCCGTGTGTAATTTCTGTCCGTATGAAGAGGGAATAGCTCCAACCTTAATGAGATCGGGGATGCGATCACTTGAAACGTCAGCTTTAGAATCCATTTTATATTATTTAAAATATATAAAAAAACAAAAATAAATTTAATTAAA